TTCGCGCCCATGTGATGGACGGGTTGGCCTGCAGGATCGCGTCGAGCTTCGCCCGAAAGGCGTCGCGAAGGGTGTCTCCGGCCATCGGCGGCTCCTAGCCAGACAGCGACGAGTCGTCCGACTTTTTGAAGAACTGGATCGCTGGGAAAACCTGATCCCTCAGCGCGCGAGCGCGCGGTGCGCGCGCCACCCACCTGCCGTTTATCTTGACGTTGCCGCCCCCGACGTCGCCGTAGACCTTGTAACCCGTATTGGGAAGCTTCACGTACTTGAAGTCGAAGAACATCGACTTTGAATAGCGCTGGACCAGCAGCCGGAGGACGACGCGATAGACGCCGTTCGGGGCTTGGCGCGATAGAGCCTTCCTTTTCGCTCTTGCGCGAGTGGTGCGCTGGTTCGCTGTGGCGCCTTCAAGCTTTCGCGCATAGATGCGCGGATTGACGATATCGACGCGGCTGCCGGGAGGCAGATTCGTTAGCGCGACCCGAAGATTTCCGGTGATCGGCTCACCATCGATACGAACGATATGCTCATCCTTGTAGTGCCCGCCCTCGGCCGGACCGACGGGGCTGATCGCGATGAGTTTCGCCAATGCCCAGAGCACGGCATCGGCAATTGAGGTGTCGGCGACGAAGACGATCTTGCCGAACGGCTTCACGTCCTGGATGGCCTTGCCGCGGACACCATCGGTGACGACAACCGCGCTGCTGTCGAAGCCGGCCCTCGCCTTCTCCTCCTCGGCGATCTGCCACGTCGCCCGCTGGACCGTTCGCGCGATACCGACGGCAAGATCGGCGAAGCTGCCGCCTTCGATGCGGATGCCCATGATCAACCAGCGATCTCAAGTTCGTAGAGGATGACCTCGCCGGCATCGCCGATCGGCCAGACATCGATCACGGAGCAGACCCTGCCGCTGACCACGATGAGATCGCCGGTTGGTGACGGCGCCTTGTTCACCCAGGCCGAGGCGTTCAGTTCAGTGGTGCCGATCTTGACCCGAAAGCGCGTCTGCTCGCTGTAACCGACGGCCTCGTCAGTGATGCGCACCAGAATCCGCTTGCCGGTCAAGGGAAGGTCGGTCTCGCCGGCGCGCCGCAGCGTCATGGTCTCGCCATGAGCCGCCATCACAGCAGCCACCTGATCGGCAATGTAGCTCATCAGACCATGATCCGCCGATATGGAGAGAGGGCATTTTCGAGCGCGACCAGCAGCCCGCTGTCGCCGACCGTCGAGGAGCCCGGCGTCGCGAAGCTCGCCGCGAAGAGGTCGGGAACCTGCATCGATTTCAGTGAGGGATCCCGTTTGCGAGTCAGGAAGTCGAGCTTGATCTGATCGATCACACGCGCCTCGACATTGGGCGGCACGGAATCGGGTAACGCCCATCCCGCCTTGAACTCGACGACGACCTTCTCGATCAGCCAATCCCAGCGACGATCGTTCCTGATGCGCACGAGCTCGCCGTCGGCCAGAAGGAAATCGGTGCCGGATGTCAGCGTGACACCGCATTCGGTGAGCGACGTCACCTGTGTGATGGGCCGCCGCCATGGCAGCAGGAGCGTCGGCCCGCGATGGTAGCTCGCCATCAACCATGTCGCCCGGAGCGTCTCTTCACCGAAGGTCGGCGCCGAGCCAACGGAATCCGAGGTGAGATTGCAGTGTTCCGCGGCCAAGGCAGAGACGCGATCGACGGCTTCCTGGAGGAGGTTGTCGAAGGTGTCGAAGGTGATGTCGAGCGCCTCCTTCACCTTTGCGACGGTGGTGAGGGCGCGCTCGGTCGCAGCCGTGACGGTCTCGAAGAGATCGGGATCAGGGCTGTTACCGCGCATGATCGATTAGGCCTTCGCGCTGTCCGAAATCCCTGAGGCCTTGTCGGCCGCACGCTCCTCGGTCTTGGCTTGGATGAAGCCATGCGCCTGGTCCTGCTTGAGGTCGGCAGGTGCGCCGAGCTTGAGCGCGAGCTGCAGCTTCTCCTCGCCCTTCAAGAACTTCCAGTTCGAAGGGATTTCGGCCTTGGCCGAGTCGGCCGGCGCCGGCGCCGGCGGCGGGGCGGGCTTGGGGGCTGCCGGTGCAGCAGGCGGCTTCTTGGCGGCGGCAATCTCGTCGGCATCGATCGTAATGGCGCCTCGCGCCAGCCAGTACTCGACCGATGCCTGCGGCAATTCGTAGACGCTGCCTTTCAGGAAGACCTTGGGCGGCACGTTGTTCGTGGTGCGGTTCTCGATGAAGAGGACCTCCTGCTTGGTGGGAATCGGCGGACGCGCCATGGCGGAACTCCTATCGAGGGGGCAACTCTACGCGGGAGGGCGAAAGCCGGCCGGGATCACCGGCCGGCTTTATCGGCAATCAGAGCCGATGATCAGGTGATGGCGTCCAGCAGCGGCACGGTGCCGAAGCGCGGATCGTGCAGGATGTAGAGCGCACAGCCGATCTGTGCGCCCGCCGCGCCGGCATCCGGGATCGACACCTGCACGCAGGAGAAGCCGCCGTTGATGTCGAGATCGTTCTGGTCGATGTCGATCACGATCAGCGCCTGGCTTTCGGCGAGGGTGTCGTTGCTGAACGTGTTGGCGGCGGCCTGAATGGTCTTCGTGAACTGGCCGATGCCGGTCTGGGCGCCCTGCTTGGAATCGACCCGGGTGAAGTTCAGCGCCTTCGCACCGGTGCCGACGACATCGCTGGCCTGCTGCACGGTGATGACGGGATCGTCGCCGGCCGTGCCTGCCGCCTTGAAGACGACGATCGCGCAGCGGGCGTAGTTCTTCATGTCGACCCAGTCGCCGTTGTTGGCGGCAGTCTCCAGATCGACCGGGATGATGCCGGAGACGATCTGCATTTTCTCGAGAAGATGCTTGTTCATCGGATGAGCCCCTTTCGGGCAGAGAGATGGAGGGGAAAGCGGCAGGCGCGATTGTGTCGCGCCCGCCCGTGTGCCGCGCGGTCAGGTGACCGGCGTCAATTCAGGTCTACGAGCGGTCGGCCAGCGTGACGGCCCAGGACAGCGGGTTGGCGCTGTTCTGCCGCGCCAACGTCTTGCCCCACCAGGGCTGGCCGTTGACGCGGAAGATGAAGCGGAACGCCATCAGCGCCTGGTCGAAGTAGAGATGCATCGACACGTCCGTGCGGATGTCCTGGCCCGCCTTCTTGAGCGTCATGTACTGCGTCATGTCGACCAGGATGATGTCGCCCGCGGTGCCGAGCGCCGAGCAGGCCTCCAGTGGGACAACCGGACGGCCCTTCAGCATGGCATAGGGCTGGTTGGCGATGGTGCCGCCCGGCAGGTAGACCGGGATCTTGGTCGCGCCTGCCGGATCGAACGACATGAGATCGAGCTGCGGCTCGACGTCCTGGTTGATCAACCAGATCGCGTTGCGGCGGCACGGCGCATACATCCGCGCCCACATCTTCACGATGTTGGCATACTGCACGGTTGCGGCCGTCTGCCCGCCCTCCTCGGCGACCGTGATCACGCTCGGGGCGTTCAGAATGCCGAGCGGCTTACCGATGCCGTTGCCGGCGACGATCGCGGTGTTGATTTTCGCCGCCATCTTCTGCGGCGCCTTGGCCAGCAGCCAACTTTCGAGACCGGGGGCATCCTCGAGTAGCTCTTCGGAGACCGGCACGAGGCCGGTGAGCTTCTGAAGCCGCATCGTCGCCATCTCGAGCGCCGGCTTCGACTGCGGGATCTGGGTGCCTTCGCCCTCCCAGTAGACCTGGATGCCGCCGGAGCTGTCCCACGGCGCGCTCTCGTCCTTGGGATAGATCAGGTTGTTGGAGCCGGTCTCCAGCTGATCGGAGCGCAGCAGGAGGTTCTCTTCGGACATGACCTTCTGCCAGATGGCCTGGCGGAAGTCCGGCGGCACGGCGAAGCCGCCGTCAGCGCCGGTGCCTTCGGAGCCGAAGGTGGTGGCGACGTTGAGGAGACGTTTGTCGAGGTTGCCGGGTTCGATGGCCGCGCGGCGCACCGTCACGGCGAAATCACCGAAGCTGCGGAAGCCGAACTTGCCGCTCGCCGCCGGCCGTGGCTGCACCGGATCGAGCCGGTTGCCGGACTGCTGCTGGCTGCGGGAGTCGTTGCGGGGCTCCGGCGCCGTGCGGCGACCACCGCTGGCGGCCGCGGTGCGCGAGGCCTGGATGTCCTTGCGGAGCTTGAGCTGGCCGGCCTTGGCGTTGATCTCCTGGGTGAGGCGCTCGACCGTGGCGACCTCCTCCTCGGTGAGATCGACGCCGGCCTCGTCGGCGGCATTGACGACGCCGTCGCGCTCGGCGGTGAGATCGTCGATCTCGGTCTGCAGCGCATCGATGCGCGCCTGCAGGGTCTCGTTCGCGTCGTTCGCCACGGCAAAGATGGTGGCGCCGACGGAGACGAGCGCAGACGAAGCCATGAGGGCGTTCTTCATGCTGTTCTCCTGAGAGTTGCGCCGATTGTGGCGGCGCCATGCCTTGCCCAAGGGCGATGAGGGCCACTCCGGCAGGGGGCGCCGGAATTCTTTGATCGCCGTCAGCGGCGGCCGATCAGTTTCAGGGCGCGAGCTCGATTCGGCCGCAGCGCCGCCGGCATGTTCTTGAAGCCGAGCCGGGCGCGATCGAGCGCCATCGGGGTCTGCGCCATGGCCGCAGCCTTCTGACCGGTCTCGGCAACATCGGCGAAGCCGCGATCCTTGGCCTCCGCTGCGGTCATCCAGGTCTCGGCGTCGAGCCAGGCCCGGACGTCACCCTCGGTGTTGCCGGTGCGGGAGACATAGGTCTCGACCAAGGTCTGGTCGATCGTCTTCAACAGCTCGGCGAAGCGAAGGATGTCGTCGACATTGCCCATCGCGAGGCCGCTGGCGCGATGGATCATCATGAGGCTGCCCTCGAGCATGGTGATCTTGTCGCCTGCCATCGCGATCAGCGACGCCGCCGATGATGCCTCGGCGACGACATAGATGTTCTTGGTCGCCTTGCTCGCCTTCAGCAGATTGTAGATGCCACGCCCCTCGAAGACGTCGCCGCCCGGACTGTTGATGTTGATGTCGATGCTGCTCACGGAACCCATCCCGCGAAGAGCATCGGCCACCATCTGCTGCGTGATGCCGCCACCGAACCAATCGCCGCCGACGACACCGTAGATGTCGATCTCGCCCTTGCCGGCATTCGACACAGCACGGAAACGATGCGGCATTTTGGTGCCGAAGATGGAGCGCACGTTGCTGTCGCCCGCCGCGGCCACGACGGGAAAACGATCGAAGTTCATGTCGGTACTCCGTCAGTCCGGGTTGAGGCAGAGCAGTTCGACGCCGGAGATCCTGACGCGACGGACGCGCACCGTGCTGCCGCCGATCTCGAGCTCCTCGTCGGTGTCGGCGATCGCAATAGGTTGCTCGCCAGTATCGCCCTTCGGGCCGGCTTCACCGCGGATGCCAGGCCGACCATCCTTGCCGTCACGGCCTGGCTTGCCGTCGGCGCCGTCCCGGCCGTTCTGGCCGGCTGCACCATCGCGACCAGGCGCACCAGCCTCACCGCGATCGCCTTGGGGACCGCGAGCGACGCCGACTTGCTCGACGGCGCCGTCCGACATCTGCAGCACGAGCATGCCGGCGGCATCGATCTCGGCTCGGACAATCGATCGTCCAGCGACCCCGGCGCGCCCATCTCTGCCGTCGCGGCCGTCGGCGCCGCGTTCGCCTATGGGCCCACGTTCTCCTGTAATGCCGCGCTCGCCTGGTGGACCTTGAGGGCCCGGCTCGCCTTGGCGTCCCGCCTCGCCACGCTCGCCCTGCAGGCCGCGTTCACCAATCGGGCCGGTCTCGCCGCGCTCGCCCTGAAGCCCTTGGAGGCCGCGCTCACCGCGCGGGCCTGGCTCGCCCCGCGGGCCCTGCTCGCCACGCTCGCCGGCGGGACCTTGCTCGCCGCGTTCTCCCGCCACGCCTTGGAGTCCCTGCTCGCCACGCTCGCCGCGGTCGCCTGGCTCACCGCGTTCGCCCTGAGGTCCAGCTTCGCCGGAGGCACCCTGCTCGCCCCGAGCGCCGGTTTCGCCACGCTCACCTTGCGGTCCGCGCTCGCCCGGCTGGCCGGACTGGCCGTCACGGCCATCCTTACCATCACGGCCGTCGCGACCCGGCGCGCCATCTGGCCCCGGGATCGCAGCCTTCGCTTCGACCGCCGAAATGCGGCGCATCAGAGAATCGACGACGACGCGCATTGCCGTCCACGGACCGCGCGGCTTGGCGCCGGCTCGGTTCATCACGACCTGGTCAGGCATGGGCGACCTCCGCGGCCTCGGCGACCGTCTGGAACCAGCGCTGCGCTTCCAGTTCGGCGGCATCATCCTCGCCGGTGGTCGACTGATCGCCGGTGGCCGGCGTGCTCGGCGAGGAGGCCGGCGGAGGCGCTGACACCGCTTCCCCGATGTTGGCGAGCTCGGTGTACTGGCTCTGCATGACGTACTTGTCGCCGCCCTCGCCGGGAAGCATAGGGTTCATGTTGAAGCGGCCCCGCCATTCGTCGGCGCTGATCACTCCGGCGTTGCGCATGAGCTGGAGACCTTCCTGCTCGCTCTTGAAGTCGCCCTTCAGCAGATCGCTGAGATCGATGCGGGTATGCAGGTTGGTCCGGTTCTGTCCGAAGAGCTTGTAATCGGCCTCATCCTCGAAGCGCTTCGTCCAGGGCATGAGGCTGTCGTTCACGACCTCGATGTTCTGCTGCTCGATGTTCGAGAACGTGGCTCGCAGAAGATGGGCGACCTTGTGCGGCGGCACGCCGAACCAGCGACAGACTTCCTCTACCAGGAAGTAATTGGCTTCGATGAGCTGTGCCTTCTCGGGATCGATGCCGGCGGCCTTGAAGTCGGCGCCATTGTCGAGGAACGCGATCTTGTTGGCGCGGCGGGGACCGACATACATGCGCTCGATCTCGGAACGCATCCGCTTCACGGGATCGCTGTCGAGCTTCTCCTTCGTCGTGATGAAGCCGCTGACATTGGCGCCGTTGCCGAAGAACGCGGCCGCATGCTGCTGCATCGCCTTCGCCCAACCCAGCGATGGTGCGGCATAATCGATGACATTGACGCCGACAGGCCCCTCGCCGAAGCCGCGGATGTGAAAGACGTCCTCGGGCTCGATATCGGCTGCCGGGGCAGCACCGTTGTGGACGTGATAGAACAGTTTGCCGGTATCGGGATCGCGGCAGACATGAACCCGCTCGGGATGGATCGGCCACAGCGCGGCAGGACGGCCGAGGACATCGCGCTCGATCTCGGCGTAGCCGTTGCCCCAACGCAACGCCCAGTGCGTCAAGGTCTCCCGGAACTGGAAGGACGACCATTCCGGCGAGGGTCGCTTCCAGATCAGATAGTCGATCGGATTGGTGGTGATGACCTCGGCGCCCTTGTCGCCAGCGCGGTAGACTCTCCACGGCCGCAGCGCGATGGTCTGGCTGATGTAGCGGATGCACGCCCAGACCGCCGCGATCTGAACGGCGAGATCCGGCGTGATCGGGACGCCCGCGAGGGTGCCGACGACGTGCGGGATACGATGCTGGCCAGGCCACCGCGGATCATCGGTCTGGCGTTCGGCGACAAGTGGGGTCGTGCCGTCGGAGCTGACGAGCTGGTACATCAGAACTCCTCTGGTTGGGCGCCTTGCCATTCTTCGAAGCGGCGGCGATGCTCGGCATGGTCTGGATGGTCGGCGTCTTCCAGGACCGCTGGATCCCAGAGCTTCAGAGCTGTTTGCAGACCTTGGCTTTGTGGTTGCGCGCCTTCGCCGAAGGCTTCTTCGAATGCCCGCTCATCTGCGTAGATAGAACCTCTGTTCTCGCTGGGCAGCATCTGCCGCCCAATCGCCATGATGAGCGCTGTCATCCCGTCTATGCGTCCGCTGGAGTGCTGCTTGTGCGGCATCTCATTGAGGTTCTTATCCCGCTGCACCTTGAGGTTTGACGCCATCACGGCCAGCACGGGATTGTCCCCGTGATCCAGCTTAAAGTCGGAAAGCAGAGCCGCCAGTTCCTTCGTCGGCGCCGTATACGACCTCAGCCCTTGGACGAACTCGAAGGCCTGGACGCCCTTCTCGTTTAGCTCGACGCCGAGCTGTGTCGCGTTCCACGGATCATAGGCGATACTATCAATCTCGAAATGATCGGCGTCGGCAAGGATGGTAGACTTGATCTCGTTGTGGTCGATGACGTTGCCCGGTGTGGCCTCGATCCAACCCTCCTCGACCCATCTGCGATAAGGCATCCGGTCTCGCTCGGCTCGCGCCTCGATCGTCGCGGACGGCATCCAGAACCGCGCTGCAACCTTCATGATGCCATCAGCATTCGGTTCGAACAGCTTCACCCATGCCGTGATGTCGATCTTTGATGAGAGATCGAGACCGCCCCAGCATTTCAACTTCGGCAACTTGTCGGGATCCCAAGGCCCGCTCGAGTTCCGCTTCCAGATCTCCATGTCGATCGCACGCTCGGCAACGGCCGATCGGACGTTGAGACGAAGCCTCTTGAATGCCGCGAGCGCCCCCGGCGATTTAGAGGCCTTCCTGGCCTGGCGCTCGAGATCGTCCAGCTTGACGGAGATACCGAGATTCGGATTGGCCTTCGCCCAGGCTGCCGGGTCGTCCCAGCGATCCTTCTTGTCAATTGTCGCGATGAACGCGAAGACGTTGTCGTCCTCGATGGTGCCCTCCAGCACCTTAATCGCGTAATCGTTCTCCTGCGCGTAGACCGATTCTGGCGCATCGTCGCCGGCGGTCGTGATGACCCAGATCAGCGGCTGTCGACGCGAGCCCACCGCTGTGTCCATCACGTCGAGAAGACCGCGCGTCTTATGTTTGTGCAGCTCGTCGATGAGCACGCAGTGAGGATTGAGACCGTCGAGTGATTTCTCGTCCGACGATAGCGGCTCGAATTTGCTCGCGGTGCTTTCGATGCTGAGGTTGAGCTTGAACCTGGCGATCTCCGATGCCAGCGCCGGCGAATTCGCCACCATGCGCTTGGCCTCGTCGAAAATGATGCGCGCCTGATCCTTCTTCGTCGCTGCCGCATAGATCTCGGCGCCCATCTCACCGTCACACACCAGCATGTCGACGCCGACGCCGGCAGCATGCGTGCTCTTGCCGTTCTTGCGCGGTATCTCCTCGTAGACGTAGCGGAAGCGCCTGGTGCCATCGGCCCGCTTCCAGCCGTGGACACTACCCGTGATGAACTTCTGCCACGGCGCCAACTCGACCGGCCTGCGCGCCCATTCCCCTTTCGAGTGCCGCAGGAACTTTGGGTAGAAACCGATGCGGTATTGCGCGGCGTCGGGCCGCCAGACGAGGCCGCGCTCGGCGCCGAGCTCCAGATCCCTCAGATGCCGCTGACAGGCCAGTTTGACGAGATGGCAGGCGGAGATTTCGTTGGCGATCACGGCCCTTGCGAAGGCCGTCGTCTCATCAATTGAGGTTGTCCGGCTTCTGGCTGAGGAAGCCCGCGAGGCTGCGGCCGCCTTTGACACGTCGTCCGGCTGGTTCGGATGCATCCGGTAACTCCGGCGCCGCTGAGGCGAGACCGACCCGCGCGCTCGGCGAGAAACCCATCCGATCGCTGATCTTCACCATCGCCTCGATGGCCTTGTACTTCACGATAAACCAAGGCGAGCGAACGTCCTGGCCGCCCTTCCCCTCGACGACGACACCGTTGGCCAAAGACTTCTCTGCTGCGCAGAAGTCCGCCCAGGCGACGCACCATGCGGCTAGCAAGCCCAGGTCGACGACGGTCAGCAGCCTTAGCCTGATCAGCTCGGGTGCCAGACGCTCCCACTCCGCTCGAGCAATCTCGTTCAGGTGTTCCGGCGCGTCGACCGAAGCAATTTCAGGCTCCGGCTCGTCGGCGGCTTCAGGCCGCTTGTCCGGATTCCCGTGCAGCTCGCGCAGCGCTGTCGGTGTCGGTTTCGGCCCCCTTTTGCCCATGGCCTACCCTTTCGCCGTAAACCTGCGGCAGCACACGGAAGCGCCCGTGCGCGGTCGTCGCCTCCCAGCCCTAGAAATTTGCACTACCCCCACCCCTCGCGAAGCCTTGGTCGAGCGCGGTTCGTTGTGAATGGTGATGCCGGCAGTAGGGCCGCAGGTTCGACCATGCCAGTCGCAAATCGGGCCGCTCGCGAACGGATTGGATGTGGTCGACTTCCTCGGTGG